CACCCGTCCTCTCCGACTTAACTGGTATTACCAGTTAATACCCGCGATTGCGGGGGTCCACCTACACTTGACTCTCAGTGTGTAGGCCCTGACACTCGTGTACGCTGTGTTGAGCAACTCCTGTCTCAAGGGAGTGCCTCGCCGCAAAGCTGAACGTAGTTCCCCATTGGACATTGAAGCGTAATCAAACGCTCCACTATCTTTGGGTGTAACATCCAGCGAATTTCCGAGATATGTTTCCACACCTGGACGCAGAAATCGTCGATTGCATCCTGAGACTGGTCGTAAGACACAGTCAAGATACGATCGATAATCTCGTTGCACAGTTCTTCTTTCGGAAGAAAGGAGAGTGCGTAACATAAACCCCGGAAGGTTGGTTGGCGAATCAGCCTGTTTGACAGCGCTAGGGACAAAACCTCTAACCCTGTAACCAGATAGGGCATCTGACCATACGAGCCCACTCGAACGAGTGAACGAAGCATGGTGTAGATACCCCGATGGATACCGGGAAAAAGGAAGTTGTCTTTTTCCGCTGTCAATGACATCTCGTACTGATTGGCATGCATGCCAGAGTCCTTTCACGTAAAGTTGATTGGATAATGACACGTATGCTACCAGATGAGAAGCTTCACGGAGTGATCCGGTAAAGTCCCAGCTGCGAACATACGTTGGTGTCACGTCGACACCTTTGTAGTAATCGCCTCCACAAGACTCTCGAAAGAAGCCTTGGGAGAAGGACTTACTATGGTTGACCTTGAGCCCAAAAGACTCAAGTGCATCCATTACTACCGGAACCATCTTAACCGGTACGATAATATCATCACCGTACACGGCAACGTCCTTAGCTAAAGACATTAGTAAGGATCGTGATGGAACTCTACCAGACTCTTTGACCATAGCCGTTAATACTATGGTAAAGAACACCATAGCCTCAATGGGAAAGCAAAGTGCTGAACCCATCGAGGCGAACTTACGCAATGTAAGAACGGTGCCGTCTGGCATTCGGGCCGTTCTTGAACGACAACCCTGGATTAAACCAGAGAAAGTCGGACAAGAACGATCAAAGATGAACTTGACAAGGTCATTACTGACCAAGTCAGACGCATCCTTTAGATCAATGGTCCCAATGGAACCGTCGATACTACCTTTCTCGGCTAATCTTCTGTTTACGGTCTGATCCGTAAAACGGATGGAATTATAAGGAAAGGAGGACCCTTCCAGATATTCCATGAGGGGCCCAGCGATGCTCTGCTGCATAAGCATAACAAAGCTTGGCTCAACAGATATAGTTCGAGGAGTTTTAAGGGTTTTCGGAACTTGAACTACCCTTACGGGTATTTCATCCGATTCTCCAAGGAATTCGATGTCTTCGATTCCATCGGAGAAGTTATGGGTGGCGTGGTAGTCGCTTGGGAACCAAGGTTCCGATCGACTGTACCACTGCCGAACAGTATGCCGTTCATTGAACAGCAACTTTTCTGCAGTGGCTCCTGACCCGAATTGCCCTGGAAAACAATAAAGTTTTCCAGATAGCTCTTCGAGGTCAGACCATAGGTGGTGAGACACGCTAGAAAGAATACTAGTGTAGTCAGAACACCAATCGCTAGTCCATATGATCCCTTCATCATTTGAACGATACCTCTCAAAAGCCGCACGAATGCGTGCAGATGAACATGGCATTTCGAGCTTTTTAAAGGCCCGAGTTATCATGTGTATTGCTCGTATAGAGTCAATACAAGGGTCGTCCAAAAGATGTCCATCAGACGCAAACACACGCATGAAGAAACCTGACAGTAATGCCGGGAGACTCTCGTTCCGCTTCCTAGGTTTAAAGCCTTGGAAATCCGAAACGACGATGCGCCCTTGACTAAGTCCTTTCAACAGGACATCGTCAAGTAAGGGAAGAGTAATCGTAAGAAAACTCAATCCCTCGTGTTTGTATCGACGTTCAATCTCTTGAACGTCTCGTTCGATGGTAAGTCCCACCTGCAGTCCCTCATCGAGAAGGACCCGGTGAAGGAGTGTTGTAGGTCTTTTCATCCATTCCTCCTAATATTACGAGGTGTGTGGAAACCCTACCATGTACAGCCTAGCACGTAGTGCTAGAGCTCCCCGTTCAGTAGCGACTGCGTTTTCGCATAGTTACTGGCCGAGAGCAAAGTGACGAGACCGGTCAACATATCGATCAGGTCAGGGTCACTAAATCCCCAGCGGGGCTCGTCAATGACGATGATTGCAGAGGCAGAAACCTCTTTATTCACCGCACTGATGGGATCCGCGGCCACGTCAACAGCAGTAAGGCGAACCTCACGCCGAAAACGTTGTGCCGTGGAGTTCTGACTAATGTCGAGGCGATAAGCCCCGTCAGCGGTCGAGAACGAACCTTTCGTCCCAGGAGACGTCGAGCCAATTCGAACAAACGATTTGGCGCCGCCGCCGACTGTGACGGACTGTGGATCTGCGTACATGATATAACTCCATTCTTTCAAGAGAGACAGCAACCTATAAATTGCTGCTTGTAGGACGTCTCACGACGGTCTACAATCTTGAGAGCCCGAGTGCCCCCAAGATGGAGATCTGGAAAGGCGAGAGATCACCTTCCTTAACTCCAAAACCAAATACAGTTGACACGCTACGTAGTTTAGTAGTAGCTGTCCGCGTTAAAGTAGCGGAGACCGGAGTGTACTGAACATCAACGATGTCCTGAATGTTACTATCGTAACGCCCAGGATTGGTACACACGGACATAGTTGTGGTTGTACGATAAACTGATTCGATAGTGCGCATAATATACGCTTTATCCCAAATCAGTCGATCGGCGACTCCATTGTCGATGGCCCTCATAAAAGAGCGCATATCAACAAAGTAGTCTACCAACCAGGACCATGGCAGGACCGCCCAAACCTGTGAAGGAGTGGGTGAAATCCCAAGAATACGTCTGTAGAGGTTGAACTTCCACAAACGATTCCTTGGACCGCTCGGTAAGAAGTACTTACATCTTCCCGAGCACCAAGTTTTTGCCTTGGTACTGACCTCGGCATAGTATGAAGTTCCGGGACCGTAACACTGAGTTACGAGAGACGGAGTCATACCAGCCGCGGCAACTTCTGTTGGGTGTTTGTCATCGTAGAGAACGGTGGTCGATTCATGATCGTGCCACTTAAGGTCTCTACGGCGCTTAACCCATCTCCCCTCGTCTCGGAGCAACTGATCGAACCGAGCTTTTCGACCTTGGAAGGCTTTCATGAAATTCCGAATATCGGAAATCAGTGGAATCCAACCAAATTGAATGCTCAAGTACCATTCGCCGGCGTGCGTATACCAATACTTTGATCTACGACGCGCCTGCTCACTAGCAACACGATTCCGCAAAAGTTGCAGAGCTTCGTGAAGCATAGAAGGTACATCTTTCAGTTCATACAACGAAGCAGCAGCCGAAAAATCTGGCTGAGTTGGACTCATCTGAGCCAACGCTTCTGCCCCTAAAAGGGACAGAGCTTCGAGGTTGTCTTCAAGATCGGAGGCGCGATATCCGGAAGGAATAGAATCCGACCAAGATATCCAATCTCCATTCAGGTAACAACGTCCTGAATAAGCGACACCAGATAACGGGCGATAAATTGTACACTGATCGCCAGTACACTTGATGTCCTCCTTGAAGAGGTTCCAGGGACCACCATCTTTATACACGTGGTGCTCCCTTTTATGGACCAACGGCAATGTAGTGTAAGCACGGTGAGCTGTGACATCGTCATAGTAAACCGCGTCTACAGGAGAGTTGGGTAGCCACCAAGAGTGGTAGCGACCAACAACCCCGTGGGAGAATTCCCACGACAAAGAAGTTGGGACCATAATGAGACTCCGTATTTGGTGGAGGCAAGTCTTCTCGACATCCTTATAGGGAAGATTCTGCAGAAGACTAACCAGCGAACTGGTCTGGGCCGCGAGGCC